AGACCACCCGGTCCCTCAGGAATACGACGTAACTCAAATGACCATGCTTTTATATTAGTAGAGTTGCCAATATATCCATGTTTAAATACACCATAGCAAGTGCCACGATAAGCTGGTGTATCTCCTCCCTCTTGTTGAAATGCAGATATATAAGGATTAACAGACTGCACCAAACTGCCATTATAAAAATTAAAGTTTCCTACAACACCACCTTGACCAAGCTCACTTCCACCAAATAAATTCGGTTCACTAATAGCAATATCACCGGAGGCTTGTGCTCCAGACCAGACCTCCTCATCCCCAATCCATATCCGACGAATGTTATCTACTGGGCCACGACACAATCCAAATTGAATCCCGATGTAATACTCATAACCAGTCGTGATTTCATCCGAAGAAAATAAACCAGTTTTTACTTTCTCCTTGATAGCTTTCTGTTTAAGATCTCCGTACCAAATTACATTTGGTCCCTCCATTTTAACAGTGCCCCAGATTAATGGCACCACTCGTTCTTCTGTTGTGGTTGGAAACGTAAAATCTCCCAATGCTGCTGGACGTACATTTTCATTCTCAGGTTTTGGTTTAAGAACTTCGCTGAGAACTAAGGCAGCAGCAAACAATAATAGAGTAACAAAGAAAGCCATATTATTCTGGATGCTCCGTTGTTTCGAGCCAATGTTGTGCTAAAATAGATAAATCCATTAAATTAACAAAACCATCACTATTAAAATCTCCAAGAATACTATCCCTACCTTGAATATAAGCATTTTGATTTATTGACAAATTTCCGTTTCCATGAGTGGAATTAAAATTAAAAGTATTAAAAATAAATGTGCCAGAACCTATTAGAAAATGTCCGCCACTAATAATATCAATACTTAAAAATCCTGACCACAATTCAACTCCAGTAGTTGTTCCTGAATTAAAATAGATTATTTCAACATTAGAATTCACAAAACGAAATTGTGTATAATTCCCAGCATTAATAGTTGCAATAATAATATCTTCATCTTCAACCAAGATATTGGAATATTCCCATTCAGGAAAACTTGCTATATCATTAGGATTACTAGGCACTTTCCCGTCACACCAATTATTTGGATCGGACCAATTAGCCCACCCACCTGGACCTCTTTCCCAAATACATTCTTCAGCAAAACACATACCACACATCACAAAAACCAACAGAATCATAAATGCTTTTCTCATGTTAATCTATTCCATTTCTAAAGATATCTTTTTGTGGCACAAACGCAAAGCCACCATAATTCTCCACATTATTGAATTTAGCTTTACAAACAGCAATGGTGTGATCACAACCAGCAAAGATTGTAACGTCCTGTCCATCTACATTAGACGGAAACGGTAAAAGCAAAGTAATGTCTTCTCCAGTATGATCTATAATCAATCGCCAATCATTCGTTTGATATTGCACATATCCACCAGTCCACCATTTATCAGGATAACCATCACCTGAACCAATGCCTGGTATTGTCAATACATTTCCATCAACATTAGTTACTTCACCCGTAAAACTAAAACTCCCAGAAGATACTTTACAACCATAAGTATCATACAAAATATGGTTACATAATCCCTGATAAGTAAACCGAGGCACCTCTTTACCAAGTCCATAAGTAAGAGGCACAACAGCCAGTTCACTTTCATATCCATTCTTGGTGTATGCTACTGAACGAACTATGCCCTTATAGATCACAATCAATTCTGGTGTTGGTGTATCTGTTCGATGTCGTCTCTTGATCGTGAGGGTGCATATCTGCCCAGGGACGACGGCGATGAACTCATCCGCCGGTGCAGTCCCACTGGGCATGGTGATTGTAAGAATTTCCTGCCGTTGTTCTACTCCAAGAAGAATGTTAGATCGAGCAATCGAAATAGGTAAATAGGTTATAGCACCTATTGTGATTTCATCTTCTGCGGATGTGTAATTATATTGAGTATCAGACAACACGAACTCATAAAATTCGGTTGGCTGACCGCTTTGTTCTGATATTTCAAATGCATTATAATCTGTCATGCAAACACAACTTTCACAGGAAAGCTAAGAGAAGCATCTCCAATAGCATTGTAATGTTCAAAGGTAAAACGATCTGTGTCTGCTCGTACAAGCTCCACATATTCAATTCGCTCGATGTCTTCTATTTCAATATCTTCTGGCCAGGCCACATCTACAATTATCTGTTCATTCTCAGCATCTACTTCACCGGCTGAATTAATGTTTCGTACAAGGATATCTCCATTAGTTCGTATAACACGAATAATACCACGAGAAGGCATGCGACCTTGTGCGAATTGTGCAAAGCCAACATTCACAATGTTAATAGTCTGGCTTCCATTTTGCAGTTTAATGGTGAGTTCAAACTCATCGTAAAAAGTAGGCATATAGAATGATATTTGCCGGCCACGTAAAGCATGAAGCAATCGACGAACATCCCACACATCTTGTCGACTGTGCATTATGAAGCCTTTTACTGCAGTCCGTTTCCCTCGACTCCATGGACTACTTATACCAAATGCACCAGTTTCATTATCAAATTCCACCATTCGTCTGGCAAGAATATCACTCATGTCTCGCTCAGAAGCATTCGGTCCATCTAATAGAACCTTGCTACTAAGTGTATTAAATGCACTGGTGTCTGCAAAACTATCTCCAACATCATTATCAAGAACACGAAACTTTATAGCCATGTTTCGATTATTGACTAAAGAACGACTACCTCGTAATGGGCTTGTGGTTATAGCCGTGCGGAGTGGATAGACTTCTGTACCAGCAGGATATGAATTGTTCAAAGGACTGGTAAATGTAATAGTCTGGGAGCCAAGAGTAGCAATCTCCAAAGCATCATAGGTAAATCGGTCCGTGAGGACAATGGCCATACCACCTTCTCTATAATCTCCCAACGTCGTGTCATCAACGGAGATCGATGACTGCCCAAGGGTGGCAGCAGCCGTGAGAAAAGAAGGCTCATGCCAAATTGGTAAGCCAAACACACGTGATTGCCAGTCGAATAGTAAGTTCTCTACGAACCGACGAGTGTTACCATCTAAGGCCAAAGCAAATTCGAACTCCTGTCTCGGATTCTTACGATCAGCAACTCGTTGTTCTGAACCATCAAGATGCTCCATGATATCAGTAAGAAATTCTAAGATTTCCTTGACAGGAGCTTCCGGTCGTACAGGAAACATGACAATACGACGACCAGTTATAAGCACACTAACTGTATCAACGTCAAATACAAAATCAAGTGTATCGTTAAGTGTTGGGCTGCCTTCTGTAGAAACTTGTAATGTTACCACAAATCCAGATTGTGGCTGTAATATAGTTGGTAGTGAAGGAAGGTCGGGAAGCTCTACTCCAGCACCAAGATTATTTACCACTTCAGTGAGAGTAATGTCATCCCAACGATAAGAGCTATAAACTGTGATCTCATCAGTTTGTGTAGAAAGAATATTGCCAAAACTAAATGCTAATGGTCGTACGATGGCTTGTTCAAACCAAACATCAGCTTCATCAAAACGATCGTCAGCATAAGCAATGGCATCGTGTTTATCTAAATTAACTTCAGTCTTCGGAGAAACAGGATCTAATTCACAATCACCATCAATAGGAATATCTGGATTAAGACGAAGAACTGTTCCTTGTTCACTTTGTGCTCGAAGAATATATGAACCTACACCAGTTGGTACAAAACGATTTGTACCAAGAAATTCTGATAGGGAAACACGATCATCAATTTGTGCTATATAATCTGCCATCAAGTTATCTTTTTATATGCAATACCCCAATTCTCTGATTCATTTTTATCGCCTGTGTTTTGTTTTCTTACCGCAGGGAATATAACCCATGTATCACCGGCCACACTTACCTCATCTTTTGGAGAAAAGCTCTTCATATTCAAAGAACGCACATCAGGTTGGAATCCCATGAAATAAAGATTATCAGGTGTAGGTGAAAGATCACGATAGAAAATAGCATTAGCATTTAATGGTAAAAACCCATCACCAGCATTACTAGGCATGTTGATAAAATGATTACCAATAAATCCACCAGGACTACCACCAAGAAAACGAATTTGATATTCACCGGCCCGATCAGACCAGCTGGAATTCAATGCACTAAATTTAGCAAACGTTCCCCATTTACTATTTACAGGTTCACCAGGCAATCCTTCTGCATGCACAGTGGCAAAACGATTTGCATAGGTAGAACTTGCTACTCCTTGTGAAGGAAGAAGGATATCCTGAAAATAATTATCAGGAGTATAAGTTTGGCAATGGGCATAAGCATATTCACCACCAGTCCAATCCCAAGATTTTTCTAAAATACCAAATCCAAAATGCCGATAAATATAAGGTGCAAATTCAAGAACCACGTGTACATAATCTTCCACGCCATTACCTTGAAAGAAAGCATGAGAAGTATAAGGACCGGCTCCAATTTCACTTATCAAGCGATAACGACCTGTGTAAGTAGGATTATCCCATGTAGCAATAGGAACAGTTGAAGGCCCATTTCCTGAATCATCCGTATGTGCCCATATATTTGTACCAGAACTTATAAATCCTAATGATTGATACATTGCTATACTAGCAGCAATGCTAGAATTCCATTGAAAATGAACATACACAGTGCCCTTATGAAGAGAGAGTTTACCGTGTGTCCCACCAGATTCAGCCGTATATTGATCCTGAGTCCAGCCGTTCGCTTGACAGAACGTAGACAGCTGACTCATAAGGTCATTCATGCTGCTTGCTGTTCCACTTGAATATGCCATAATTAGTTTTCCTCAACACAAAAGTGTGCATAAGGCACTGAATTTGCTCCCATTTGGAAGACTCTAAAGTATCTGCCCCCCGCTGTAATTAATCGATCTTCAACAGCAATGCCATCTTCTGCACTTAACCAGAACACTCCATTTATTTCACCAATAACCTTAAATGTCCCCACTCCTTCACTTCTCATAATAACACAAGGAATAGGCCAATATATATCTCCACCAGAATCAGGTGAAGGTTTGAATCTTACATCTTGTGCAGAATATCTGTTATCCTGAATCACATCTTCCCAACAAGGGGAAACAAACGTGGTAAACAAATTTTCATCTTGCATTCCACTGGTGCTTGGTTCAGAACAAGGATAAACAAAGTATCCAGATATAGCACCAGAATTTTGTATGTAGCCTCTATAATAATTACCATTCCAAACTTTATTCCATGACGCATCCCCATCACGAAATTGTCCAGGACCAACAGAAGTCTCACTATAACAAGTAGGATCAGCAATGCTACGCACATCAATAGGAGCAGTTCCTATATCACGATCAAAACGATCCGTCGATCCACAAACAAAGAGCGGATAAGGAATTTCAATATCAGTTCCGAATGGATCTAACAATCCAAGATAGCAGGATTGATAGTTACCAGATACATTTGCTACCACAATGATTCTTCGCACAGAAGCATAGAACCAAAAACTCATAGAGGCTTCCGATAATAATACCACTGAACCATACTTACTGGTTCCTAACTCACATCTCCCTGGGCTTAAACCTGGTTGTCCCTCCCAATCGGAACCACTTCCATATCCAGTATAACCTGCCAATTCCCATGATACTTGATCTTCATTATAGGCATAACCAGTTCTTATACCAACAAAAACAGCATTACCACCAGTGCCACTTCCTTCCCACATATATTCATCTCGTGTAGGAATGAAAGTAGGAGTTATTAGTAAACCAGTTCCTGAACCACCAGTTGTGGGTTGTGAACCTGAACCATAAACATCATAATCACCAGGATCATAAACTTCAATCGCAAGAACTTGTCCACTTCCACCAACAGTTAATACTTTGAATTGTGCCTTAGATGTACCAGAAAACGTATCATTCAAAGTAACAATATCATCTACAGCATAACCACTACCATCATCACTGATATTTCCAGAAGCAACTTCGATAGGACCAGTGGCAGCAGCAATGTTCTTAATACGATTCGTCCAACCAGTATCTGCCATGGTCAAATCCATAGTAGCACTGGAACCAGTTCCACCCGTTACAGCATTTGCTGTTGTAGTCGGATCACCAGAATAAGCTCCCGATTGATAAACACGAACAGCAGTAATATCACCAGAACCACCAACAGTGAGAACCTCTATTTGAGCGGTCATACTACCTTCAGCTGTACCACCAGCGACAGTGAGAATATCACCAACAACATAACCAGTACCAGCAGCATTGATAGCCACTTCCGATACATGTCTATTCGTAACAAACTTATCAACAAGATCTAATAGATCTCGATAATCCGTTGCTGTTCCACTTTGAAACGCCATTATGATATTCCTTGTATAGCTCGTCGATTACGATGAATTATATTCAATACTGCCTTCTCACCATCTGGAGTAGCTAACGCACCAGCCACTTCATTCGGATCCGTTACATTGGTTATATGCACATTCACTTCCGGAGCAGCCGCAGCCGCAGCTTGCTGTGCTGGTACAATATGGCCAGGTCTATCCGGTATAAATGGCTCTGGACCTTTCTCTCCAACCCAATACCCATGGCCAGGAGTTACTGGGCCACCACCCTGTCTCGATGTAGCAGCACTGGCAAATAACCCACCGAGCATACCCGCTGGGCCACCGATCATCCCAATAAGCCCAGAGATAGCTTGTCTTGCGAGCAAGCGAGTAAGATCCGCAAGGATGGAATCCACCAGGCTGCTGAAATTAAACTCACCAGTCTGTACAAATTCCACCAACGCATCTTCCGCACTGTTGAAAGCATTAACCAAGGTGTCTTCTACAGCTGCACCTGTGTCATTTACCTTATCTACAATTCGATTCAAGCCACGAGTCCAACCAGCTTCGGCTGTGGTGGAAGATTGAAGCATCTGATCCTGTAACTTACGATAAGCCTTCGTTGCCTGTTCTTGAGTGATAACGTGGCGGGCAACTTGAGAATTAAGTTCAGCTTGTGCAGCAGTGAGATCAATCGTTACTCCACGAACTTCATCCAAAGCACCAGCCACTTGTTCCAATAACTGTGTTCGTTCAAGCTCTACACGCAATTGATCTTTTTGAGCATCCGTAAGTGTTATTTTTTCTCGTGTAAGTTTATCTGTGATCTTTATCAGTTCATTTTCAACTTCACGTTGTTCATTGGTCATACGAAGCAATTTCTGTAATTGTTGTTGCTCCTCTATTTGTTTCTCAAGAGCTTTTTCGGCGGGGGACTTACCTGTTTCCGCTGCGGGAGCACCACCAGCGGCGGCTGTAGCCAGGTCTGGTCCCTCGCCTTGTTTTGCGGCAGCAGCCTCTGCCCTAGCAATTGCTCGGTCTAACAGATCCTGAACTCCATGAATTCTGGTAAAGCCCTCTTCAAAACCACCAATAATAGCATTACTAAAATCTGTAGCAGCTTGGCCAAGATCATTTTCAATTCTACCAAGATCTACAGTCTCTATTTTCCCTAAAGAAATTTCACTCAATGCCTTATCAATACCGGGAATAATGTCAATAACCTTATTCACACTTCGGATAAGACTGTTGATAAGATTCTCTGCTTTTTGAACTAAGAAGTTTATGGCACTGATAGCACCATTGATTAAACCTTCAATTAAAGCAATGGCTCCATTCACAGCAGCTAATAAAGCAGAAATTATTAGATTCGGGAATTGCTGGAATAATCTACCTAAAGCATAGAACGAACCAACAAAGAATCCAACGAAACTATCAGCTACTTTAGCAGCAGCATGTAGGAATGAATTCATGTTAAAGTTAATGTCACCAAAGACAGAAATAACAGCTTGCCGTAAAGGTTCAAACTCTGCAACCCACTGCTTCAAAGCAAGCATGCATCCGCCAATAATATCCTGATACTCTGCAAAAGCAGCAACTCCAACATCACGTAACGTAACAGAAGAGCCTTCAGCCAGTTTAATCTTATCACTAAAGACTACCAATAAAGTAGTCGCAGCAGTGAGAGCTACTAACAATGCACCAACAGGATTCGCAGCTATTGCAGCAGTAAGTGAATGTATTCCTCCACGAATAACCTTTAGAGTTCTACCAAATAATGTACCTTCGATTCGAACAGCACGAGTGGCTCTTCGTAAGTTCGTTTGTGCAGCAGTGAGAGCAGCATGTTGAGTTACTAACTGTTTCTCCAGCAAAGCCACCTGTGTTTCCATGGCAGCTTGAGCAAAAAGAGCTTCTGTAGAACCACGAACCACTACAGCACGAGCCATCTCTGCCCGTACATTTGCCAATACAGCCTGAGTCTTTTGTAAATCTGCAGCAGCAGCAGCGACTTGTGCAGCAGCTTGTTGACGTGTAGCTTCCGCTGAACCTAATAGTACAGCATTTCCCATCGCAATCGTTCGATGGAATTTATACCACGCTGCTGATGCCAGAATTGTTTGCTGCACAAATGGTGCCATCTTAATAGCAGCGAATGTTGCACCAAGCACAATGGCAGAACGAATCACTATATCCAAGTTATTAGCAAGCACAATCATTACTCTACTTAACGATTGTGTAGCACCAATAGCAGTATTAGCCTCACCAATGTAAGCAACAACAGAATTGCGCAATACTTGCCAAGCCTGACCAACAGTAGGAATAACCTTTGTAAAGCGTTCAGCCAACTCTTCTCGAGCATTCATGAATGCCTTAACAATTATTTCACTCGAGATCTTTCCTTCCTCACCCATCTTCTTCAATTCACCACGAGTTACACCAAGCTCATTAGCAATAACCTGACTCACAGCACGAAGCTGTTCCATGACTGATCGAAGCTCATCTCCCTGCAACCGGCCAGAAGCCAAAGCCTGACTCAACTGGATAATACCCATTCGTGCCTCTTGAGCATTAGCACCAGAGATCAGAATTGCCTGGTTCAAACTCTCAGTGAAATTGAGGACATCTTGTTGACTAATCCCCATCTCTCTAACAGATAATGCCACACGGTTAAACAGTTCAGCATTATCTTCTAACGATGTCCTGGTTCTATTACTAATTGCCAACAATTCTCGAGTCACTGCGTTCAATTCAGCAGTGCCACTTGTTGCCAATCGCAATCGGTTTTGTAGATTTGTGAAAGCATCTGCTGTACGAATAAGTTCTCGCACAACATAACCTGCTCCCAATGTGACTAACGATCTCTTAAGAAGATCTACACCCTTAGCTGATAGAGTTGCACTGTCACCAATGTCGCCAATTCTTCGCTTGACAACACGAGTTCCTTTCTCTTCTACAACTATAGTAATTCGTTCGGTAGCCACTATCGTTTCCCTGTATCAATTCTAGCACCACGAACCGCAGCCACTCCAGCTTGTACTGCTGCCTCAACAAACATTGCTGGAGCCTGAGCAGAACTTCCTTCATTAAGATAACCAATATAATCAACATTATTGGTAATGAATACAGTTTGCTCTGGTTGCCGACTCGTGATAACTTGCTTACCTTGTTCTATTGCTCCTCGAGCATTCCCCGTCTCCCCAACTTTGTCTGGATTCGTCCCCTTGGGCAAGGGTTGATAGGGATCTATGACCTGCTCGACAGGATTGCCCAGGGAGACGAGCCAGTTGGAGCGGGCACGACCGGTGTCCACAGGTGTGGCGAGAACTACAGTCTGATCAACAGCCAGAGCACATTGCTTGACGACCCGATTCGTTTCGCCAGGAAGGTTATTCGCTCGGATCTTGATTCTTCGGCTGAAGCTCTCTAAGTTCACGCTGCTCTCCTATTTCTTAGACTTATTCTTCTTTTCGTAATACTTCAGGTATGCCGAATCAAGATACCTAATGAAATAAAATAGGTCGTCTCGCTGTTCTCCTTTTATCTCATGTGCTACAGCATAATCAGCAATGGCAGTCCAAGGGATAGGGCATACACTCCAGCCACTTGGACGACACGTATTTAGATCCAAAAAGGCTCCATAATATAACTCAAGTCCAATCCACATTTCAGGTGCATTCTGAATGCGTTTTGGCAGAGGAAGCCGTTCCCGCATACACTGGTCGATAATCTTCTGCTCGACTGGTCCTTGCTCTATTGAATAAAGCAGGACCGCTACGAGTTTTTTGCAGCAGATTCGTCCAATTCTGCTCGGAACAAGGCTCCGGCTTGAGCCTGTTGTTGGATGTCAAAGAATAAGTCGGGAAGATTACGGAAGACCTTCATGACATTATCCTTATTTACTGGCAAGAGTTTACCTTTTTCGCTCTCCACGCCAGCGTCTTCCGGATCTATACCTTTTTGCCATTTGGGATCAGCATCATTACCAACATTGGTCTCCCAATCCAGCACAACCGTATCGGCATACACTTCCATGAGGATCGTATTCGATCTATCATTATCGAACGATCCAGCAGCAATTGCACGTCGGAATGGTTTGGTCTTGATATCCAAGATCCGAGCGAACTTCTTATTCGCACCACCTGCACGTGCAATGCGGATTCTTGCATCGCCATAATCAATGACGATACCTTTCGACTCCAACGAGGAGTCTGTCTTAAACTGTCTTTTCAAGCTCATAGTGTGCTCCCTATAAAAACATTAAACATCAGCCAAGCTCGGCAGGTAGTCATAGAAACACATTAACAAAGTGTGGTCTAAGTCCGAGCTAATCTTTGCACCAGTAGCAGCTTCTTTGCTAAGCGGTAACGTGATCGGTGAGTCCTGCTCCACGTTTGCACGACCATCGCCCAGGGTTATGAGCGGAAGATCAATGCTGATGCCGGCATTGGATTTAACCAAATGGGCATCGAGCGTAATGTCCGAATTGTTCCGAACAGCAGTCACTGCCGCAATATCAGCAAAGTAAGCAGTAATGTTACCTCCAACTTGGAATGTACCAGCAGTAACATCGAATGCACCAAGAACGCCGATTGCTTTATTCGGCGAAATGTTGTTGTTAATGGTCAGTGAAATATCTGTCGCGAAAGCAAACAGAGCCGTAGGACAGGCATCATCTTCTGCATGCACCGCTAACTTAATTCTACTGAAGTCGGAAGAAGTATTGAATGCATCGGATTCAACCAGACTTACACGAGTTCCTGCTTTAGGACCAGTACCACCAGTGCCATCACCAGACGGACGTTGCTCATGGTCTGTTGCCACGAAAGCTAAATCCGCTGTAACCTTATCAGCCGAAGCGATATTGAGCGTAAGCTCATTCGGTACAGCACCAGTAAGATATTCAGCCTGCACTTCATCATCAGTATCATCAGCCTTACCTAATTGCCGTTCAAGCTGGTAGGATCGACGAACAATACTGGCTGCCAGTTCATTCTTAATAACACGACCGAAGAAGATTTGGACATACAATGTGGTGTTGGCTTCAGTTGACATGGTGTTTTGTGTCTTATCAAACTCCAAACGACCTGCAGCAATCGAACGCACACGAGCAAAGCCATTATTAACAGCAGTGCCAAATTTTGTTGCCGTTTGATCACCACCGATGAAGATGAATTCACCAACAATAAGACCGAGATCTGTGAAGTCCAAACTGGTGGAGGTGAGAGCCGGACGAGAGCCAGTCATGTCCACGTCCAAATCACCCTCGGCAGTTTCAAAGCCAACCTGCACAATAGAAGCATTGGCAGTAGCAGCTTCTGTAATAAGGTTAGCAGCAGTCTCAGCACCATCTGCCAAAACAACACCGATGGTGGTAGCATCAGCACTAACCACTTTGAATAATCCATTATTGGCTGAATTTGAAAAGCCAGCTACAAATACCAAATCACCAACAGCGAATTGTGCATTCATAGCAACAGTACCACCCACTCGAGTAAAGACATCGGTGGTATCTGTAGCTGAGATGGTGATTGTGTCATCGCCGATGGCATTCTTACATTCTCCTTTTCTACGAAGATCTGCAAAGAAGAACCCTTGCAACAGATCCTGGAGATTCTCCTGAGTGAAATCTGTCTGGAATCCACCCGCAGCATCCAGATCTGTAACCACACCTTTCTTCCGCTGTCGGGAAGGATTAATTGGATTACGAGCTATAGTGGTAAGATTACCACCAAAATCGTTATAGCTGTTCGGTTCCAACGGAACCCAAACGGCATCTGCACCATCAACTCCCGGCAGAGTCTTCATCGAAGCCTCTTCGGCATAA